TCCAACGCAGAAGAACGAGCAGGACGCTTCTTCCGCGAAGCTGAGACAAGGGGTGCAAACAAAAACTTAACAACAGTTGCCATTACTGTTCTTAGGTTTAGTACTTTTAAGTTATTTCTCTCCCAACCGGGTTCGAACCGATGACCTCACGATTAACAGTCGCGCGCTCTACCAACTGAGCTATGGGAGAATGGGTCCCCTCTATCCGAATCGAACGAATGACAAATGGAACTACAGTCCACTGCTCTACCAACTGAGCTAAGAGGGGTTAAGCTCCCACGTGGATTCGAACCACGGGTGGTGGATTCAAAGTCCACAGTGTTAGACCAACTACACTATAGGAGCCTCGGATATAGTATCATTAGTAGTCTCTTCTTTAAGCCCATTTATGAATTTCATACACGCGAGTGAGACGGAGAAAAGACCAGCTGAAGTATTGGCGACAATCATCGGAACGATATTGAAGTACACAGAATACACTAGACCAAGGGAACTCGCCAACATGTTTAGGTTCAAGAACGCATAATTGATTGCATGTGTATCTTTGGTTCGATATACGTGCACGACTTGTGGTACAAACATTATCGATATGAGTATCGAACTCGTAAGACCGATAGCATTTATGACACTTTCCATATGTTTTACTATTTTCTAATGTTTAAGTAGGTATGATACGAGTAACCATTATTGTCATATTATTTATGGTCCTCTTGTACATATTGTTACGCAGGAGAAACCCGGGTAAGTATGATTACAAATGTTTTCTTCTTACAGTGAAAGATCAAGTTGAAAGACAGGAAAGGTTTTTTAAAAGTCACAAAGATGAAATACCAGTTGAAGTTATATATGGTCCAGATACAAGGAAGGTGAAAATTGCTAGGGAATATGAAGAACACATAGATCCAGAATATTTTGAAAAAGCTATTGAAATGCACTATAACCCCGATGTTAAGAGACCTGATATCACCTATTTCAATTTAGGTGCCATAGGGTGTTTCATGGGACATATGGATTTTTATAAGAGATGTTTTAAACAAAGACTCAAATACGCTGTTATATTTGAAGATAATGTAATTATAAAGTCTGATCAACTTTATGATGAAATTCAAAGTGTCATTGATGAAAAGGGTGATGATTTTGAAATGTGCTTTTTTCACTGTTTATCTAGACTTCCTGATACCAAAGAAGGAACGCTCGAAAAGGTTAAATGGATTTCGAGTACGAAATGTTATCTCGTACATGTCGATAACATGAAAAAATACACAAAGTATTTTTACCCAATGGACAACCACGTGGATATGAAACATGAAGACTTAATTGCAAATGGTGCTCGCATTTATTACAAAGATCTGAGAGACTACATGCTCATAGATAGAACACATCAAAGTATGATTGGTCATAATGAACATGGTCGTCGGGAATTCTTCTCTAGACACCACCCAACAGCTACCCCCGATGATGTAAAATGGGGCTATTAATTCCATGGAATATCTTGGGGTCTGTAACGACATCCAACTTTGAGAAAATCTACAAATAGATCCAAATCGTGTTTCGTTTGTATCACATCAAGCATGTCGCCAACATATGCATTGTATTTATCGTGCTTACCTGCATGCACTAGGCGGTTCTCTCTCACCCGAAGAACCGCCTTTCCGTGTCTCGTTGGAAGCATTACAATATTTGAACTCGCATTCATATCATAGTCAAATCTTTTGACCGTCGGGTGTTTCACGTACTGCCTTGGTATGACATGATGATCTTCAACCAGTCCCCTATTGTGGAGACCCCAACGTACCTTGAACATTTTGCGCGCAACCGAACCGTACCGCATCCCTATTATTTGGCAAGTTTTATATACACGGGTCTCTCCGTTCTGATGATCGAAAGTCCTATATTCAAAATGGTCTTTGCCCAATGAGACTTCATTATAACTTCTGAATGATCTATATATTTCCGAGAACTTGGTCGATGTTTATCGAGAACCCCTTTCATAGAAAGAATACGACCTAAAGAAATATTTTTACACTCGGTGACATCTATGACAAACTTGACAGGTTTCCTGAAGGTCCATGCATTTTCAAAAAAGGAGTCAAGTAATTCAGGGGTTGTAGAGTCCCTGATTTTGATCTTGTACTCCATGATCATTTTTATAAATGTATATTTAAAGATTGAGTCATTTTATCACACATGGGTTTAATATACAAATTAACTTCACCAGAAGGAAAATCGTATGTTGGGCAAACATTACAGTCATTCAAAAAAAGAATGAATGGTCACGTACACGGAAAAAGTTACTGTCGAGCATTAAAATGTGCTATCGATGAATATGGATTCGACAATTTTGAAAAGCAGGTATTATGGGAAGGTGAGAATGAATTGATGTCGGAAAAGGAGAAGTATTACATTAAATACTTTAATACCATGCATCCAAACGGGTACAATCTTTCATCTGGTGGTGGGAGAGGTGAACACAGATCTGAAATTACAATCGGACGTATGACCGAGAATCAAAGAGAAAATGCGAAACGGAGAAATAATGGACTACTTGGATATATACATGAAAATAGGTCTAAAATTGATGGAAGAACAACATCATGGACCGTGCGAAGCAATAAATGTAATTGTCTCGGGAATTTCAAAACAAAAGAAGACGCAATCTGTTTTCAGAATAAATATACTCGGCACCCAGAAAAGTATCTAGATACATATTCTAAAAAGAGGGTTCCAAACGGAGAAGGTGGAGTATATTATAGAAAAGATCGAAATAAATGGTTAGTCATGCCAAGATTGAATGGTGAAAATGTGTATTTAGGAACATATGATTCAAAAGAAGAAGCATCAAATTTTTTAAGAAAGTACAAACTATCAAATTAAAGTATTTTTATAAACACACACTAAATGTTTATAAAAATACTCCCGCTGGGAATCGAACCCAGAATTTGACTTCACTCCACGGATTATACCCCGTCATAACATACAAATTGTATAAGAATCATATGATAACCGTTTCATTACGGGAGTTCGTGGGTAGACCACGTATTATTTAGTCCTTATATCTTTAAGCTATTTCGAGATAGTTTTCGAATTTCATCTTTGTGTTACCACCTTGAATGAAGTTGTCAAACTTTTGCGCATTTTCGAAAGCTTCTCTGGCAACTTTTACGGATAGAATCGTGTCATATGCACACGCTTCAACATCCCGGATAACAAAACCAGGGTTCATAACTTTGATTTCTACTTCCATTTCATCATGAATAAAATCAACGACATCCTGGTATTCACATGCCTCGGCGACCACTACTACTACATATCCATACCTTTCATAATTTTCCTTGATCTGTTTTGCCGTGACAGAGTTAATAGTCTGTTGGTTGATAACATCCGTCACCTTTGAATACTTTGCATAAGTGGCATTCGTCGATAGTCCCGTGACACGGTGTCCAGGTGCTTCTACAAAAACGATTGAATTTGTTGTCGTAGCTTCAGTGTGTGCATAGTCGATATACTTCGCAAACTCCTGTACGGCCGTCTGAAATCCAATAGATTCCATACCTGGGATGTCGTCGAAGATAGTCTTAGCGATACCGATAATATTTGTATTCACACGTTCATCGAGGGCTAGTTGAGCTGCACTTTTCATAGACTCGTTACCACAAATACAGTAGAGAAGATCAAGTTCATTCACTCGATCTATGACCTGATCCAATTTTACCGATTCACATGAAACTCGGAGGATTGACCCAGCACCCTCTTCAATTTTTGTACGTGAAAGTTCTGTACGAATGTTGTTGTTAAGACCACGAAATCCCTCGTTGAAGCCTATGATTCGACTATCTCTAGAACTTTCGAGACGGGTGAGTGTGTGGATAACATTATTGACACCTGGACATACACCACCAGCTGTGAGGATTCCCACGTTCATATGATATTTATATGAATTTACCTTTTAAATACATTCCAGTCAAAAATCCCAAAATATTTGTCAAATTGTCACCAACCGAGTAATGCCACGTGTGTTCTTGAGAATTTTTTATACCTAAACTACGATCTATAAAGTTTTCATAT